TAGAGACGCTTTGCAAAACATTATAAATCTTGGTGATGAAGCTTCTTTTGCTCAACTATACGTTGCAAGAAAAAGTCTGAGACAGGCAGAATATAGTCGAATAACTTCAGATACAGTAGAAGGTGTTGTCGAAAAGTTCATGCCTATGATCGACAATCAACTTAACATTGAAAATGTGAAGAAACTACTTGGAACTAGAGGACTTACTAGGGCAGGTAAGACCCTGACCAAAGATCAAAGAGATATATTAAAGCAAGCATCCAACGACTTAGATAAAGCTCGTGGGATGTATAAAAAAGGCAATCAAAGCTTTGAAGCGATTAGAAGCTCTATAAGCAAGAAAGATTTAGTTAACAAGATAAAGAAAGACGATCCTTTCAACGAGTCAGGAATGGCTGATAGTTTCATTCGACCAAACAACCCCAAGTTGCTTTCTGACGCTGAGAAAGTTGTTAATAAGTTTAAAGGTCCAAACGCCTTTGCGCCTATGAAAGAAAGAATGGCTTCTGAGTGGCTAAGAGGGGCTTTAAAGGGTTCTTTGGACTCAAATAATGGAAAGTGGTCAGGCGCTAAGTTTAAGAAGAAAGTTGATGATCTTGGCTCCACAGCGAATGCGTTGTTTGGAAGTAAATCAGGCGAAATAAAGAGACTGGTTGATCAAATGGGCGCCCTTTCTTTAAGGAATGTAGACGAAAGCGTTATAGCTAAGTTTGCGAATGCAGGCGCTGATGATGCTGCTGTAGGCTTGCTTAAAAACTTATCTGATGAACTAAACCAACTTTCAGTGTTTACACAAAACCAAGTTATGAAAAAACTATCGAAGGGTCAGTTGACTCCAACTGAGGCCGCTGAATATTTGGCTAGTGGCTCAGTTCGCGCTGAAGACGTAAAGGCTTTGAAGTCTTACTTCGCCAACAGCGCTGATGATATGAACGCGATACGAAGCTATTACATGGAAAGCTTGGTGGGAGATTTTGAAAAAACATTTCTTACTGACAAAACTCAATTCATAAAACTTGGAAGCAAGTTCTCTAAAGATAAAGCCAAAATCAAAGAAATATTTGGCGATGAAATGAGCAAAGATATGCTAGAGTTTGGTCGCATTATGAAACTGTTGGGCGAATCAGCGCCGGGGGGTGATTTGGTTGCAGCAAATATAGCAGCTAGTCCTTTAGAGAATTTAGGGACAATCGCTAAATTAAGTGTTATTGGTTCAATGTTTTCTAGCGGACCTTTTTACAAATCTTTTTTAAAGAAGTTTAAGGACGCGTCTAAAGGTACGGACACCAAAACAAAGGGTCAAATAGCTGGTGAGCTTATATCTGAAGCCATACAAAGTAGTATGAAGCAAGGAATTGTTCAAACTGCTGATGAGTCTATTACAAGTGCTGCTAATCAAGGTCAGGCATTGATCCAATCAAGAATGCAACCGAAACGTAGCATGACACCTGTGCCTCAAGTAACGCCCCCTTTAAGCCAGTTGCCTCCTGTTCAAACTCAACAATCAAGCATTAGGGATCGCGCAAGGGAAAACCCAGCAGTGGCAGCGTCACTACTAGGTGGCCTTGGAAACGCTGATCTTCTCTAGTCTTCGATAACAGAGCTAAGTCCGCCAGAATAAACTTTTTTTGGCCGACTTGCTGAGAAACCTTGACCGCTATATTCAGCGTCCACAAGCAACGACAGTTGCTGCGAAATGTTCCGGCGTTCTTTGTGAGCTATTTCAACGATCTTGTTGTAGGTGTCTACATTAACACCTATTGACTTGTACTTATTTGGCTTTGGCATTAGAATCGTTCCCATAATGTTACCAAAACAGACATACAATCCCAGACTCAAAAGGTCAAGACCCAAGTACGGTAATAAGAAAACCGTGGTGAACGGGATCAAGTTCGATTCTAAGTGGGAATCCGAACGCTATTTATATATAAAGTCGCTCGAACGCGCAGGGACAGTCAAAGACCTTGAGCTTCAAGTTCGGTTCAATCTTATCGTTAATGATCAGAAGATATGCGCCTATATAGCTGACTTCCGCTACAAGAGAGAAGACAAAGACGGCGTTTGGCATGAAATCGTTGAAGATGCCAAGGGCGTAGAAACACCTGAATTTAAACTAAAAAACAAACTTATGAAGGCTTGTCTCGGCATAGAAATATTTCTTTCTAAAAAAAGTGCTTGACGTATATCCCACAGTATTCCATACATAGGGTTCTAGTAACCTAAAGCGGAAAGGAACCGACATGAATAGTCGTGAACTGTTTGACCGTCGAGAAGAACTCAAGCACGTTATCTCTGAAATGCGTACTGAGCTTAAAGACGTTGAAGAACAACTATCAGATACATTTCTACCAATAGCGAAAGACGTTTTACGCGCTAATGGTAAAGACTTTGGTACTGCCCAGATTGCAGAAGGCAATCACAGGCTCAAAGTCACTGTGGGCAAGAAAGTCACATGGGACCAAGACAAGCTGCGTAACACGCTGAACAATATGTCGCCAGAAAACGCGCAACACTATGGCAAGCTGACGTTTGCTGTTGAAGAGCGCAATTTCACAGCGGCTCCTCCTGCAATCAAGGAAGAGCTTGAAGATTGCCGCACTGTGTCAGTTGGCGCAGTCAAAGTAGAGGAGATCGAATAATGGCTTTGCAAATCATCACAGCCGATCAGCGCCTTGCTGAAAAGAAAGGCCATAAGATTGTAGTATGTGGTTCAAGCGGTGTGGGTAAAACTACACTCGCTCGTACCCTAAACCCAGCAACCACCCTATTTATGGACTTGGAAGCTGGCGATACAGCAATCGAAGGGCATCCTATCGACGTTGTGCGTCCTCGCACATGGGTAGAATGCCGTGACCTCGCGTGCTTCTTAGGCGGTGCAAACCCATCACTCTCTGAAGATCAGCCATACGGCCAATCACATTACGATTATGTGGCGGCTATGTACGGCGACTCCTCAGACGTATGGAGCAAGTACGATACGCTGTTTGTGGACTCAATCACAGTGGCAGGCCGTTTGTGCTTCCAGTGGTGCTTACAACAGCCTGATACGCGCTCTGAGCGGTCTGGTAAGGTTGATACTCGTGCTGTTTACGGAATGCACGGACGCGAAATGATGTCGTGGCTCACTCACATCCAGCACATCCGCTCAAAGAACGTTATCTTTGTCGGCATCTTGGACGAGATCACTGACGATTATGGTCGCAAGCAATATAATATGCAGATCGAAGGCGCGAAAACTGGTCGAGAATTACCCGGCATTGTTGATGAAGTAATCACAATGGCGGTCTTAACAGGTGATCACGGACAGTATCGTGCCTTTGTATGTCAACCTCTGAACGAATGGGGCTATCCAGCTAAAGACCGTTCTGGCAGACTAGACACACTAGAAGAGCCACACTTAGGAAAGTTAATTGATAAGATGAGCAGTGGCTCAAATAAAACTGACAAAGAATTAGTCTTTGTTAATCCGACAACTCAAACTTCTGGCGAAGGAGAAGTATAATGCTTAATTTAAATAATGTACCGAAAGACGATAGCGCACCAAACCAAGAGTTCACACTAATACCTAAAGGTTCTGTGGTTCGTGCGGTTGTTCTAGTTCAACAGGGGGACATCGAAGTTCCTGAGTTTGGTCAAGGCCAATGGTTTAAGAAATCCATGAGTACATCTGCTAAGTGGATGAACCTTGAGTTCACAATCATTGGTGGTAGCTATGATCGCCGCAAATTCTGGCACAGCGTGTTTGTCGATGGAGACAAGCAAGGGCCAAGCGGTATGCCTCTTGCAAAAGAGATTGGTCTTCGCACCTTGAAGTCAATCGTTGAGAGCGCACGAAATATCAGCGCTACTGACGTAACTCCACAAGCCCAACAAAATCGTAATATCTCTGGTATGATGGACTTGAATGGATTGGAGATTTGTGCGAAAATTGGTATCAAGAAAGGCACAAACGGTTATTCTGATAGTAATCAGCTTATGGCCGCACTAACGCCTGAAAATAAAGAATTCTTGCCCCAAGGCAATATTCCAGCGCAGACTACTCCTGCGGCTGGGATGCAGCAAGGACAACAGCAACAAGCGGCTCCACCCGCCTCTGGTGCAGTACCTTCTTGGGCGCAACAATAATCTAG